AAGCGTGGAGATGGTCCTCAGCACTGGGACATGGTCTACGAGTTCGATCTGGACTACTTCCAGGGGAACATCACGAAGTACCTGTTCCGCTGGAGGCAGAAGAACGGGGTGGAGGACCTGAAGAAGGCCCAGCACTACCTCGAGAAGTACCTCCAGATCGCTGAGATGGAAGTGGCTACGGGGAAGCGCCCCAAGTAAGCCGCTTGCCATCTAATACCGAGTGGTTACGTTACCTTACACCCGCTGTGGAGGCCCAGCCAGCAATGATCCCACTGAATCTACAGGTCGGTGATTACATCGATCTGCTGTACCAGCGCCGTGAAGAGCGTCTTGCCAAGAAGGCCGAGGTGGACGCTCTCGAGTCCGAAGAGAAGGCCCTCAAGGAGCAGATCATCCTGATGCTGGGTGACGCTTCTCTCGAGGGCGCCAAGGGCGGAGTGGCGACCGCTTCCATCACACGCCGCGTCGTTGCCACGGTCGTTGACTGGGCGGCGTTCTACCAGTACGTCAAGGAGAAGGACGCGTTCGACCTTCTGCACAAGCGGGTCAGCGACACCGCTTATCGGGATCGTCTCGAGCAGGGGGAAGTCGTGCCGGGCGCTGAGCCCTTCACGATCGTGGGACTGTCGCTCGTCAAGGCAAGCCGAAAGGACTAACACCCAATGACTGACATCGTCAAGTCGGGCCCCGGTGGCATCGCGAAGCCGGTTTCGAAGTGGGAGGAGGAGCTGGCAAAGCTCGCCGCGGACGCGAGCGAGACCGAGTACGGAGGAGGCTCCTTCATCAGCACCCAGGCTGGGCAGCTGAGCATCAACGGGGAGGACGTCAAGGACAACAAGCTGAACGTCGTCATCGTGGACTACATCTACGAGAACATCTACTACGGCGAGAAGTTCAACCCCAAGGTGAAGAAGCCGCCGCTCTGCTTCGCTCTCAACCGGGAGCAGGACCAGCTCGCTCCACACCCCGAGAGCCTGAAGCCTCAGGCCCCGGACTGCGCTCACTGCCCGCAGAACGTGTTCGGCAGCGACCCCGAGGGCGACGGCAAGGCGTGCAAGAACATTCGGCGCCTGGGACTGATCTCCTCGGACATCACGCCGGACGCCGTCCCTGGCACCGAGGTGCTGTACCTGAAGACCCCGGTCACCAGCACGAAGGCGTGGGGCATCTACGTCAAGACGCTCAACTCGATGTTCTCGAGGCCTCCCTTCGGCGTGGTCACCCAGATCAGCACCGTCCCCCACAAGCAGCATCAGTACCATCTCACGTTTACCCCGATCGGTCTGCTCGAGGACGCCATGCTCGAGCCCGTGATGGAGAAGCGGGACGTGGTGATGGACTCCATCGCCTTCCCGTACCAGAAGCCTGCGGAGGCCGAGGCCCCGGCGGCGCCTGACTCGAAGAAGTTCTAGTTCACCTGAGGGCGGGGCTTCGGCCCCGCCCTCCTTTCTTCGAGACCCAATGCTCGCCACCATCGACTTTGAGACCGAGGCGATTGATGATCGCCCGCGCTACCCACCCGAACCCGTCGGAGTCGCCATCTGGATCCAGGGCGAAGAGCCCCGCTATCTAGCCTGGGGTCATCCGACAGACAACAACATCAGCAAGGCTGAGGCGGTCGCTATCCTCGCTCGTATCTGGGCTGAGTACGATCTCCTGTTCTTCAACGGTAAGTTCGACTACGAGGTCGGCGTCGTCAGGCTGGGAATGCCTGAGAAGCACTGGTCTGCCATCCACGACGCCATGTTCAGCGTCTTCATGAGCGACCCGCACGCCAGGGACCTGGGCCTGAAGCCAAGCGCCGAGCGCATTCTGGGAATGCCTCCCGAAGAGCGCGACGCTGTTCGCGACTGGCTCGTGGCACACGGGGTCTGCACCTCCACTGATAAGAAGTGGGGCCGCTTCATCTGCAAGGCTCCTGGCAGCCTGGTCGGACCGTACGCGATCGGCGACGTAGTCCGCACCTGGATGCTGCACGAGAAGCTTCATGGAGCGTTCGACGAATTCGAGCTAGTGGCGTACGACCGTGAGCGGCGTCTCATGCCCATCCTACTGCGGAACGAGCAGGAGGGTATGCGAATCGACTCGGGCAGGCTGGACACGGATATCGTCATCTACGAGGCGGCCCTAGTGGCGGTGGAGGAGTGGGTGCGCGCGAAGCTTCAGGCGCCTTCGCTAGAGCTCAGCAAACAGGCTCAGCTGGCTGAGGCCCTAGAGCGGGCTGGCCTGGTCGATGACTGGACCCTCACACCCAAGCACGAGAAGACGCGCATCGAGCTAACGATCTCCATCCCCGAGTACCTGAAGATGACTGGCGGGAAGGGGCGCTCCACCAGCAAGAAGAACCTGACCATCGACAAGATCCTGGACCGCCAGGTGTCGGAAGCCCTCGGCTACCACAATCGCCTGGGCACGGCACTGAAGATGTCCATGCGTCCGTGGAAGGTGATGTCTGACGAGAACGGCGGGCACATCTTCACCAGCTGGAACCAAGTGCGTCAGGCTGACGACCAGGGCCAGGGCGGAACGCGCACGGGCCGAATGTCCTGCCCGTACTTCATGAACATCACCAAGGACTGGAACAAGAACGGGGACTACGTCCACCCAGCCTGGAGCCAGTTTCCTCAACTGCCGATGGTCCGGTCGTACATTCTGCCCGACGAGGGCGGCCTGTTCCTTCACCGTGACTACAGCCAGCAGGAGTTTCGCATCCTCGCGCACTACGAGGACGACAAGCTTCTGGCGAACTACCGCGAGGACCCTCGGTTCGACCTCCACAACTTCATGTCGCAGGAGATCACACGCATCACGGGCCACGTTCTCCAGCGCGGCCAGGTGAAGATTCTCAACTTCGGCATCCTCTACGGGATGGGGACTGAGAAGCTGGCCCGGTCCACCGGGACCTGGGACCCAAGCCGCTGCCTGCCGGGATGCAAACATGAGAACCAGTGGAACGGTTCGTGTCACGCCGGTGATACCGCCAAGGAGATTCGGAATGCCCAGAGACACGCCCTTCCAGGTCTTCGTAACCTTGAAGACACGCTCTCCCGTCGAGGCAGAATCGGTGAGAGTATTCGCACTTGGGGAGGGCGCTACTATAACTGTGAGCCGCCCGCTTTCATCAATGGGAAGCGCCGGACCTTTGAATATAAGCTTCTCAACTATCTCATCCAGGGGTCAGCTGCTGACTGTACGAAGGAAGCTGTCATCCGTTACGACCAGGCCAGACGGCACGGTCGTTTCCTTGTCACGGTCCATGACGAAATCAATATCTCGGCCGCCACCGAGCACAAGGCGGAGGAGATGCAAGTCCTCAAGGAAGTGATGGAGAGCATCGAGTTCGACGTTCCGATGTTGAGCGAAGGCAAGAGTGGCCCCTCGTGGGGCGAGCTCGCGAAGGAGGCCGCGTGATCAAGGCATGGAGCCCCACCCGTCTGTTCAAGTACGAGGAGTGTCCGCGCAAGGCGAAGTTCGCCTACGTCGACAAGATCCCAGAGCCAGGTCCCAAGAGCCCTCATCTGGTGAAGGGGGAGTTCTACCACGCCAACCTCGAGGAGTACGTCAAGGGAATCCGTCCCACCGTCATGGACGAGATGGCCGTGGTGCGCGAGACGGCAGCCACTCTCCGTGAGGGCTACCTGAAGGGACTGGTCAAGGTGGAGTACGACCTGGCCGTGACTCGCGAGTGGAAGCCCACCTCGTGGTTCGGCAAGGATGCCTGGGGTCGCTTCAAGCTGGACATTCTGGTGAAGCTCGGCGACAAGGGCAGGGTTATCGACTGGAAGACGGGCAAGTTCAAGCCCGACGGGGACTACTCCGATCAGCTGAACGCCTACTCCACCGCTGCGCTCAGCGTGCTGCCCGAGCTCATCGAGATGACCAGCGCCCTGATCTTCGTGGAGCACACGGCCACTCCCGTGGAGCGGCCCGAGGGCACGGTCCACCGGGACAACCTGCCGAAGCAGCAGATCTACTGGTCTGAGCGCGTGGCCCGCATGGAGAGCGACACGGTCTTCGCTCCCAGGCCGAGCGCCTTCTCGTGCAAGTGGTGTCCGTTCTCCCGTAACGCTGGCGGCCCCTGCGAGTTCTGACATGACTGACATCTGCCCTTGGTGTAAGAATAAGACCCTGGTCGCCACTCACACCAAGGGCAGATACGAATGCACCTACTGCGGATTGATGTGTCTACTTGGCTTCAAAGGTGTCCAGCCCCCTAGCCCCTGGCCTACCATTGAGCCATTGGAGCAGGTTCCTCTCACCCCCGAGGTTGCAGGTGACAGTTCTCGCGCCAGGAGCAAAGCTACGAAAGATCGGAAGTAAGCGTCTGTGCATCGGCTGTGCGAAGCGCCAGGTTCTCGGCCCGACGTACTGCAAGGTCTGCAAGCAGAGGCTGTCGATGAACCTGCCTCTGGATCACGAGGACTACCCCTCGTACGAGGACAGTCGCAGATGCTGGCCGCCGTCCGAACGCAAGGAGATTAACTTCCGCCGCCATGCTTGAATCCAAGGTTGACCAGAAGATCGTAGAGTACGCTAAGAAGCGTGGGCTCGTGGCCATCAAGTTGACGATGCTCGCCATCTACGGCTTCGCTGGTTTGCCGGACCGGCTGTTCATCGGTCCCAACCGGGTGATCTTCTTCATTGAGATGAAGTCTCCTGGCAAGACTCGCACCGCTCTGCAGAAGTGGTGGGGCGATAAGCTGGAGTCCTTCGGATTCAACGTCT